CGTCGTCTTCTTCGCCTTCCAGCGCCAGCGCGTCGATTTCATCCTGGTTGAAGCCGGTCAGCTCAAGGTCGAAGCCTTCGAGTTTCAGTTCGTCCAACTCCAGCTTGAGCAATTCCTCGTCCCACCCGGAATTCAGCGCCAACTTGTTATCCGCGATGATGTACGCCCGCCGCTGCGTGTCCGTTAGGTGATCCAGCATGATGCACGGCACCTGCTCCAGTTTCAGCTTGCGCGCGGCCAGCACGCGGCCATGACCAGCAATGATGCCGCCGTCACCGTCAACCAGCACGGGGTTGGTGAAGCCGAACTCGCGGATTGAGGCGGCAATTTGCGCAACCTGGGCGTCATCGTGGGTGCGGCTGTTGCGGGCGTATGGCACCAAATCGGCCACGGCCATCATTTCAATCTGTGGGTCAGGTTTCGTCATACGCTCGTTTGTTTGTTAGACCCACATCAGACTAACCCCTTGCGAGGGCCTGCGGGGTGCTGTCTCGGTCACTTGATGACGCCACCGCACGCGCAGAAATTCCGCGCCGTAGCGCCCCCGCTCAAGTTGCAGGGTGATGAATCAAGAAAGAGAAAAGCTTCCTTTGCTTTGGCTTCTGCGCTTGCTTGGTCTGCAGCGAGATTGCCAGTTGACTCGACGCCTGCGCTTGCCTCTTCACCGCTTTGATAGGTGATCGTGCAAGTCACGGTATCGCCGTTGTCAAAAGAGACACGTTCCACTTGACCGCGTGGAATAGGTTCTGCGGCTTCTGGCGCTGGTTTGGCTTTGCTCATAGCAATCCTTCGGGAATAAAAAAGCCCGGACGAACCGGGCAAGGTGGGATGGCCCACCAAGGAGACAACTGTTTCACTTCAGGGCAGTCCAGAAGCGGCAGACGTAGCGGGCAGCGGTTGCCGTCTCTCTGAGCTTGAAAGGGATAGGTACTGGCATAGGATGTCCTTTGAAGTTGTGCGAACGTGCGCCGGGTGTCCGAAGGTGGCAGAGCTTTATCCCGGCGCGCGTTCACGGCTGACTGTTTGCCCACAGTCTGCTAGGGCCCCAGGCCTTGCGGCCCGCTCCTTGCTCTTCCAGAACCGGGTGATGAAGAACCCCGGGAGGTCAAATGCTGGGGGGATTTTCGTGGGAAGGGGCAGGGTCAAGCCGGATTGGCACAAGGCCTGGAGGGTTGGGGCATGCCCTGCTTTTGAGATTGCCTGGACTGGATTTGAACCAGCGACACAAGGGCTCTAACCAACTGAGCTACCAAGCAAAGGGTTGCGGAAAGTGGATTTGAACCACCGACCTCCGGGGTATGAGCCCGGCGCTCTCCCGGACTGAGCTAAACCGCTACAAAGCAAAAAGCCCCGGCGCTTTCGGCTACCAGGGATTGAGAATCACTTTTCTAGGGGCGTGACTTACCCCACGGACGGAATTGTGCCACATATTTAGGCAGTGTCAACACCCAAGCGAAAAGCCCCAGCGCTGTTACCTGCTGGGGCTTACCGTGTAGCTGGCTTCCATTCAACTACGCCTGCCCGTGGATGGACTCTTTGACGGTGGCCGGTGCTGTAGTTTCCGGCTTGTTCTGCTCACCATGTCGGCAGTCTCGCGCCTTTCAGATGCAGGTCATCCGTCTAGCGGTCTTCGCATCAGCCTGCACATTCACCATCACGGCTGCAGACCATTGGGGCGCCCCGAGGCTGTAAATCCACTCTCGGTAAACGGTAAGCATGCGTGATGGCCCCGGCGCTTTCAGCCGGGATGCTATTTTTAGACCTGCCCAGGTTGCGAAATAGCTGTGTCAAGTGTACGGGCGTGCGTCGATATATGCAACGCCAAATTCGTCAGGGTCTGCTGCTGTTCCGTCCGCCATGATAGGGAGCCCCGCCTTGATGAGATTGATCGTCATTGGCTTTACATTTCTCCGAGTCATGCGGGAAACCTGCTCGCGCGTCCATTTCCTACCCCCATAAAACCGCCTAGCGCGCGATGTCGTTGTTTCCCGTGGGCGCTTACGGCGCTGGCGTTGGGTTGTCATTTCGGGTCTTTCTTTTTCATCATCCTGTTCAGCAGGTTTATACACCGCTGCACCACCATAGCGCTGTAAATGTCGCCCTCCTGGTTGCACTTGGCTTTGTAGGCCTTCAGGGCTTCAATGGCTTCGGTCATAGGCCCCCCAGTCTGCGCAGTTCAACAAACAACTTGTTCCGCGCTTCCATCGTCAGCACTTCGAGCTCTTCCCTGTTCTGGGGCAGCACCGGGTTTCTCCAAACGGCTACCCCCGTGGCAAGGTTCCTGGCTTCGGTGGCTAAGGCGGTATGCCAGCGGTGCGGGATGTTTGGCACGCACTCCATGGCTTCATTCACCACTTCAGCGGCCAATTCATCGCCCCGGGCTTCAGCAGCGCCGTTTTGCCAGTCGTAATGCCCTGGTGCGCGGTAATCCCGGCATGTCCCATCCTTGGCTGAGTAGCCGCGGCCTAGCTTGTAGCCTGCTGTGTGGTTGTGCCACAAGACAAGCAAGTCATCCAGTCGATAGTCGATGTCGGTCTTTTTGATCATGCAGACTCCATCAAGCAATGCGCCTTTTTTTGAATTCCTTTTTTGGCCTTCAAAATTCGGGCGACATTGGCGTCCGTGTGGGCGCATGTCATCTTGAATTGGCGGTGCGATACCTCCCGGAGCAAGTCGCCATAGGTGGAAACCAGTTCACGCAGCGCGGCTATCTCGTCGTGCTTGAATGCCTTAGCGCCTGTTTTTTCCTCACGATCAAGCGCAGCAGAAATGACCCCTTGCATTTGTTCAACAAACCCATAGTCGGGGCGGTGAAACAGCTTCAGCATGGATTCGATGCGGTTCAATGCATGAAATATGGGGTTCCACCCCTCCAACTTGTTCCAGTTTCCAATCAGCAGTTGGTCAAGCGCCACCTGAACAGGAATGACTTGTTCATTCCACTCGGCGGGCGAAAGCTTTGATGCCTGCCATTTGGCGTGTTCCATTGGGTCAAGAACTGGAACCCATACCGTTCTGCGTGTAGCTTTTCTCATACTGCCTCCATTGAGTACCGTCGAACAGATTGAACACACACACCAACTCGCCTGGCTATCTCGCCTTGGCTGAGTTTTTTGGTTGCGCACATATCGGCAATTGACTGTTTTGTCATCTGGTCAATGCCTGGGTTGATCAAAGCTTTGCCGCGATACTTTTCACGGTAAGTTACGGGCGGTGGGCAGTCCTCGGGAACTGGCACAACACACCAAATCCGCTCTCTTCTACCGACCGTATTCCACCTGTCCACATAGGCGTCTGGCATCTTTTCCAATGTGTAATTCAGGTTGTCCATGTTCTGATCTGAAACGCCCAAATGCTCGCCAATGCTGCGAACGGTCATGCCATCTGGGTTATCAAGCAACAGCGCTCGGATAAGGCCTGCCCTGCTTTTCTTGCTCATGCAGCCATCCTTTCGCCACTGTTTGCCGAAAACCAAGCCGTAAAAAGCGGTGGACGGCGCTTCAATGCCAACTTGACTACTTCGTCAGCCGTCACTTGCGGGAAAAGCTTGTCCGTGTTCATGTCTTCATCAATCAAGACATCACAAAGCTGGCCGGGGAATCTGAAGTGATCTTTGTTGATGCACAGCGGCGGATTGCCGCAGAACATCACGAGCTTGTCGGCCTTCTTGCCGTTGCCAAGTCCGAACTCTTGGATGATCATTTTCTTGACCGACGGCGGATAAGCATCTGGAATCAAAATCACGTGAGGCCTTCCACCCCGTACTGATCCTGTCCAAATTAGGCAGTCGCCGTCCTTATTGGCCATCTTGATTAGGTCTTTATAGGGGAGTGTTTTGTTTGTCATATCGTTGGTTCAATCCACATTGGCAATCTCTTGGGCCAAGCGCCCATAGCAATGACGGCCTGCCGGGTCTGTTGTGCTGCGCGTGCCTCGAATGCCCGGCGCTCTTCTCTTGGTAGTCGCCCACTGGTGCCCACAATCCAATGACAACCGGGTTGCCCGTTGTGCGGCCCACATCCTGGCCACCCACGGCGGCAGTCGGTCTTGATGCCAGTCCCTTTGCCCTCGTCCGAGTGGCAGAACTGGGTAAACCCCACCACACCGCACATAGCGCAGGGCAGCTTGCGCACAGCGGCCTCATACCCGGCGTGCTGCAGGGCGTTTTCTTTGGGGATGGCCACCACGGCTTTTGACAGTGCGTAGTTCGGCTTCACCGTCAATTTAGCTATCTGTTTGTTAAACCGCATAGCGTGCGGCTCGCTCTGCATCTTTCTCTGCATGTTTCGCGTAGTCCGGTACTACCTCGATTGGCCCGACAATCTTCACGTTTTGTCTGTCAGCAGCCATCATCAAACGCATGGCGCATTCTTCGTCACTCGTCGATTCCGAGTCTCTTTCGTGAAACTTGCATGAGATCGTTCCACGGCGTCCGTCTTTATCTTCCGCCTCGGCTTTTATGATCCAGTAATCCATGGTGGCCTCTGTAAAAATTCGGTTTAACAGGGCAGTCGAGCGGGACGCTACGCGCCCCTCACTTCTGCGTTATGCGTCTCGAAATCCGTGCACACTCGCTTCCACCCGTAATCAGTGTCCATCGCGTTGCGCGGCATGTAGTGCCGGGGCTTGTGTTTCTTGGTGCACGTCAGCACGTCAAATGCTGGTGGGCCTTTGTACTCGTACCACTTCACCGTGGCGTGCTTGCACTCGTCGCAGTGGCTTGCTTTCACGATTCGTCCGCCCCGAATATCAGCCAGCACTTTTTGCATATCCAATAACCGCGCATCGCTGGCGATCCGCAGTGTTCGCACTTCATGATGTTTGTCCAGTCATCGGCCGCCCAAGTTGCCGCATCCGGTCGCGCACGCGCTGTACTGTTTTCACGGCGCGCTTGTACTCGTCCATCAGGCCGACCACCTCGCAATCCACGCACGGCTCGGAGAACAGCCGCCCATGCCCACATCCAACCAGCTTTCGCACATAGGGATGGTTCGGGTCGTGGTCACGCATAACATTTCGGTCAAGCGGACGTGCCGCCTGCGTCGCTTCGCTCCTAGTCGTCACTCCGCTTACCTCCAGCGATAGCTATCACATCACAATTGGCGTGCCGTAACGGCTGTTTTGGCTTAGTTTTGAAGCCCGTGCGCTTCATGGGGGTTCGTCGCATCATCCAACCACCTCCAGCGGTAAATCCAATTGATCGACGTTCTTGGCCGTGGCGCGCGGCTCTTTGGCCTGGCGGCGCGTCTTGGTAGTGGCTATGCCTAAAATCCGCGCGCAAGTTGGGCCAACAACCAAGCTGGCATGGATCAATGTGGCAACGCTCAATGGGCGCTTGCAGCGGGCGCAGCGGAGAGTGGTCATGGCCTGTATTCCTCCCAGCGGCTAACGCTGAACATCACGCCAAGATCAGTAACTGCCTCGGCGGTCACTTGCTCGATCAACTTGCTGTAGGCGCGGATACCCAGTTCCTCGGTGCTCTTTCGCACCTTGCGTCGGCTCTTCTTGCCGGTGATTGGGTTGCGCGTAATCACCCACTCGTAGCCCACGTACTTGTCGCGGAAATACTCTTTCCACACTGGCATGGCGAAGCGCTGCCCGTTCACCTTTGCCTGTTCTGCGATCTCAGTCAGCACAACGCCGTGGTAATACTTGCGTTGGCGAATGCTCTTCTCGTCCTGCTCGGCCATGACGACAAGCGACAACCGCTTCACGCCATTCGCCCAAGCTGCCTGACAGAACGGGAACAACTGGGCTTTGACGGCCCGGCTTGCCTGGTCTGGCACCTCTGCTGGGTCGCATAGGACTAGGTGGAGGGCTTCGGTCATGCGGCCTCCAGTTCCAGCGCATCAAACAGACTTGGCATGCTGAACTCACGTTCTGCCGATTTCAGGTAGTGCACCTGGTCCATAAAGTAGCCGGGGTTCAACTCTGACCCGCCGCCCTTACGGCCCTTCAAGATGGCGCGATATGGAACTGTCCCAAGCCCACAGAACGGGTCATAAACCAGTTCATCGGGATTGCTGTAGCGCTCAATCAGGCGATCCACAATGTCGAACTGCAGCGGGCATACATGCTTTTCCACAGCACGGCGAGACTGGTCGCTGTTCAGCGTGTGCATGCGGGTCACGTCATGCCAAACATCCTGATGATGCGAACCTGGTGCAAGGCTCATGAAGGTGGACGGCAATGCACCACGGGCCTCTAGCTCTTCACCGATCTTGATGTGAAAGTCATAGTCGTAGACGTTCTGCAAGCTGAACTTCGTGAACATGCTGGCCAGCTTGTCCGGCCCAAGGCCTGCAAGCTCTTCCGCCGTGATCTGGCGGTTTCCGCTGGAGCGCCAAAACGCATGAGCATCGACTTGCCAATGGGCGCGGGTGTATTGCTCCTTTGACTTCTTGACAGGCTCGTCGGCATAGCCACGGCTGCGGTCTGTCTGCGGCTTGCGGAACAGAATCACGTACTCAGGCGATCCCACGCCCATCTTGGTACCGTCCTTGCACTGCTCAGACCATCCCAGGCGGTAAGTCTGGTTGTTCTCGCGCACTACATCGGTAACGATAGTCACCATGCCCATGTAGTCAAACCCGTGCTTGCGCCCATGCATGATGGCTTCGCAGTGAAACGGGCTGACTGTCGGTGCGCCTGCCCCAGTCACGTTGCCAAACAAGATGCGGTCTTTGACATGGCATGCGTAGATGCGACCGGGCTTCAAGATGCGCAACAGTTCAGGCGTCAGGTGATCCATCTGTTCCCAGAAGTGATCATTGTTTTCGGTATGGCCGAAGTCGTTGTAGCTCGGGCTGTACTCGTAGTGATTTGCAAATGGAATCGACGTGACGATCAGGTCAATATGGTTTTCTGGCTGAATCTTGGCCTCTTCCACGCAGTCGTTATTTGCCACGGTGAAGCGCTCGCCGCTCACCTCCAGGCGCCAGATGCCAATGGATCTGGCCAACACCTCTTGCATGGCCAACTGGTTCAATCCGTACTGCTGAATGATCTTTGTCATGTTCTCTACCATCTCGTCGTGTTGTTTCCATTTCTGCTGCAAGGTGCGCAGGACTTCGCGCTCGGCTTCGCTGTAGATCACGTCAATGCGGACCTTGTACGGCTGCTGAAAGCGTTGAATACGGTGGCAGGCTTGAATGAAATCGTTGAACTTGAAGCCAATGCCCGCGAAGATCGCTCGGTGGCAATGGCGCTGGAAGTTGCAGCCTGAGCCTGCAATCACGGGCTTAGTGGACAAGATGCGGTACTTGCCGTCCCCGAAGTCAACAATGCGCTGCTCGCGCACATCGAGGTCTTGGCTTCCCCACACGCTGACAGCTTCCGGTACCGCCTGTTGAATGGCATGGCGTTCTTGCTCCAGGTCATGCCAGATTACAAAGTGGTCATCTGGTGAAGCGTTGACCAGTTCGGCCATCTTTGCCACGCGGCCCGGCATGCTGTCACGCTTCTCGGTAGCGGCCTGGCTCAACCCAAGCGCTGGGTTTTGAAACATCAGGTTTTGCCCGTCACGATCTGCCCCGGCCATGCTGTAGTCGGTGGGCACCTCGTGATATACCACTTCCATTTCTGGCAAGTCATAGCCCTCGTCCGAATAGCCCAAGTCGCTAGGTTTCTGGATGAACACGGCCCAGCTCGAAACCCACAACCAAAACTCCTGTTCCTTGTGCGGGTAAAGCGTCAGGTTCCCAGCCTTCTCGCTGTCGCGCTGGAAGAACCGTGTCAAGGCCTGTCCGGTATCCATCACGCCCAAAAATCCAGCGTAGTGAATCAACTCTTTAAAGCGGTTAGGCGAAGGCGTTGCCGTGTTCACAAGCTTGAACTTGACACCTTCAAATAGGGGTAAGAACTCTTGATACGTCTTGCTGCCATAGCTGCGCAGAACGCTCGCTTCGTCCAGGCTTACCGCCGTGAACAGCGACGGGCTTAACTTGCCATCGCGCACACTCTCATAGTTCGTGATGTAGAACTGGTGCCCTTCGGTCATTTCAGCGGCTGACCGGATGAAGCGCAATTCAATGCCCACCATCAAGGCATCACGTACCAACTCTTGACGCACGCCAAGCGGGCAGACGATCAATCCGGTACCGCCAAAGTGCCTGATGATCTGCTTCATCCACTCGCACTGCATCACGGATTTACCAAGTCCGAACTTGGCAAAGATCGCCCGGTTCCCACCCAGCACAGCCCATTTCACAATGTCGCGTTGGTGTGGGTAGAGGATGGGTGACAAGTCACCTACATCTGCCTGAAACCCTTTGAAGGTAGCAAGCTTGATCTTCTGTTTCAGGAAGTCCGTATAATTTTCAGCAGCCATTCAATACTCCTTTTATTGGCTGGTTAGAGGGCCGCAGTCAGTTCGCGCTGATTGCGGTTTTCGCTTTCATGGGCCATAAGCCCGAGAACTCGTAGGGCGGCTTCGGGTGAATCAACAATGGCTAAGGTGCCGCCGTTCCATTCCCGGTGCCACTTCAATTGATCTGGCGTCAGTGCGCGTCGGCTTGGAAACCGCCCTTTCAATATGCTCAGATCAAGAAACGGGTTTCCTGTTGGCCCAAGCTCAAGCGCCATAGCGAGCGTGGCAGTGCTGTCTTTTCCGCCACTTACCGAAACGAGGTGAATGGTCATGCCTTGCGCTCCACAAGGTCAGCGGCCATCACAACCGTGAAACCACGGCCAAGGGCATAGCCGTATTCCCGGTTTGCACCTCGGCTCTTCTCCCAATCGGGCAGCAATGCGATGCTGTCGCAGTGCTCCAAATGGATGAAGTCAGCGGCTAAGGCTTCTGCCCAGTCCATTGCGGGGTCTGGGTTCAGTTCTGCCGGGTTGACAACCGTGTAGCCCAAGGCGCGCAGTCGAGCGGCTTCAGCGTGGAAGGCTGGGAAGTTCAGATCAAGGTGGCCAGACATCGGCCCGGCCAAGTAAGTGCGTTTCATGCAGCCTCCAGCAAAGAACCCTGCACCTCATGGGCGCTGACAAGCGAAACCGTCACGATCAGGCAGGCCTCGGCCAAAGGCTCGCCACGGCGCGCGGTGATCTGGCGTACCCACTTGTCATCCTGGATAACGATGTCTTTCAGGGCATCGATCAGCACCTTCTGCGCGTTGTCCAAGTCCATGCACATCACGGTGTCTTCCCAGCCTGCAGGGTCTTTGCGGGCACGGGTCGCCCAGTCCTGGGGGCGCTTGGGGTGCAGGGTGTAGTCGATGGCCACACGGCCCACCATGGGGGCGCGCACGCCAGCAGCTTTTGCAAGCCATCCCACGGTGTCTTTGAACTGCTTTGCTTCAGCAGTTACATAGGTCATCGCCATGGCCCGCGTCTGGCCCTTTGGCGTGATGACGCGCGTAGCCCAATAGCGATTGGCCGATACAGGGTAAGGAAGTTTGAGGACTACGGCCATGATCTCAGTGCGTCACAGTCCCGGCGCCTGCCGCTTCTTCTTGATTCACCGAATCAAACAGCGCCTGCTCGGGCGTGAAAGGGTTCTGCACCGGATCTGCACCGCCCTGGATCGGGAACGGGTTTTCTTGCGGCTCGTCGCTCTCTTCAACCTGCTCCACCACGGGCGGAATCAGCTTGATTTGAATCAGGTCTTGCTCCAACAGCGCCAGCTTGCCGCATGTCTCGCCGTCCAGGCGGTCGCCGGAATACTGAACTTGCCAAGTCAGGTGAACCGTGCCGCCCTCCTTGGTTTCAATCGCGCGCCGAACCACTTTGCAGCAGTCAAACAGCATTGAGCTCTGCTCGTCGCCCAGCCCGTAATCAATGTGCAGGTCATACCCGGCAAGCTTGTTCTTTTTGTCATCCAGGGCGAACTTGCCGCCGTTCAATCGGGGGAATTTCAGGTTTGGCAAGATGCTGTCCACGCCGTCCAAGTTCACTTGGCCCTGCTCTGCGGCCATGTTCCAGTACAGCGCTTTGCGCAGGCCGGGCGCGATCTGGTCGAGCAAGGTGTTGGGGATGTCCACCCCCATGTTCAAGTCCACGGCTTGCACATGCTCTTCGCCGTGCAGTTCCTTGCGGAAGTTCACATTCGTCAAGGTGACGTCAGTGAATGTGAGAAAAGAGAATTCAGGTTTCAGGGTGTGTTCCATTTGTGTTTCCTTGGTTGGGTTGCTGCTTACGGGTGATTCGTTCTTTCACTGCGGCGTGCAGTCCTTCAAGCACGCCGAATGACTTGATTTCGTAGTCCTCTGCCGCCCATAGGGCATAGCCAGGGTCTTGCTGGGCCATGGCCAGTCAGTGGCGATAGATGCGCTTTTTGTGGGCTTGGAAGTCCATGCGTCATAGGTCCGCCTGCTGTCCGCGCAACATGGCGTATGGCTGAACTTCGCTGGTTCGGTCGTCGCAAAAGCGAAGGCTTGGTTCATCGAACCAAAGCTTCAATTTCCCTTCCCAGCGGCCATTGCGTTGCTTGTCGCACTTGATGACGGCGCAAGGCTGTGCACCTGCATCAACGTCATTGGGGTTTTCTTCCAACTTGGCGTACTTCGCCTTGTTCATCCAAACGATCATCACGTTGTGCGATTGATCGCTGATAGCGCTGGAACCGCGAATCTCATAGCGAGTCGGCAAACGCTCTTCACCGCCCGCTTGAGGCTTGCGGCAATGGGTGATGACGTGGATGTGAAGGCCTGTTTCCTGGCCAAGCCGGATCAGGCCTGTGGAGAAGCGCTTTTGTTCGTCCAGCTTCTCTTCGCTCTGGCAAATCATCATCATCGAATCGAGAATGACTTGGGTTCCCTTCAGTTCCGTCGCAAAGTAGCGGCACAGCGCGAAGGCATGATCGACAGAAAGGTTTCCAACGTGGTCAAACAACCAAAGGCGGTCATTTGTCCATTGGTGGAATTCATCAATTGCTCGGTCGCTCGGCATGCCAACGCCTGACGCTTGCTTGAGCATCCGAAGCATCGTGTCTGCTGGATCCATTTCCAGCGAAACAATCAGCACACGCTGGCGCTGAATAGCCATGTCCAGCATGACCTGACTGGTGAACATGCTCTTGCGGTGACCGTTGAAGCCCACCCATGCGGTGACTTCTGCAGGACGAAACTCAATGCCTCCAGCTTTTTCGATCAGGATCGACGGCGCTTTGATGGCGGTCTTTGCTGGATTGAGCTTTGCCTTCACAGCGCCCTTAAAGTCGGCTGCGCTGCGTACTTGGGCCTTGAAGTCAGGCCCATCCATGTACGCGCTCAGGTCTACGTTGTCAGGTATCAGGTTCATACGATTTCAATCCCTCTTGCGCCTAGAAATTCGGCTAAATCGGTGTGCCACTTTTGATCGCCAAGCCAGTCATGCGCCCAGTTACGGGGCCATTTCGTGGTCAGCAACTTGGGGCTTGTGTAAATGACCATCCAGCCAAGCTTTCGCTCAACGTCAACCACATCAAGCTGTCCAGGTTCACAGCGGTTGATGTCGTCCAGGATTGACCCCATGCGGGTTTCTTTGTTGATCAGCACCACGACAGACGGGAGCCCACGAACCCAGTCCCAGCGATACGCTTCGTTTGGCTTCGCGTAAACGGTCGCGTTGTCGAAATTCGGTGCGTTGCACAGCGAGACAAGCAACGGGCCAGCCGGGCGCATGCCGTTGGCGCGCGCTTGCGCGATCTGGAATGCGTTGTGTGGGTATGGGCTGTTCATTTCGCGCCATCCCATGCAGCCGGTGCGCTTCCGGTTGAATCGTTTCCAGATGAAAGCAAATCGCCGTCTTGCCAGCGTCCTTGATTCAGCCAAGTAGCGGGGTGCGGGATGAACTGCCCACCATCACGACGCCACGATTCAGACTTCGTGTGCACAGCAACTGCCTTCAGCATTTCCGTCACCAAAGCGTCATCAGGCCTGCGCTTGTCGAATGCTCTTTTGGCTGCATCCTTTCCAACCTTGCGGGGGTATGCCAACCAGAATCGTTCAAACCGTTCATCCACCCCCTTGGGGGTTATGGGGGTATTCTTTAATACTGGTGTTGGTGTTGGTGTTGGTGTTGGTGTTGGTGGCATTGCATCAGCATCAGTTTTTGATGCCGTGGCATCTGTAACTTCATGCTGTGGCATTGCTGGTGCAGTGCCGTGTTCTTGTGGTGGCTTCTGCCAGCGCTTGTTAGCCTTGTCTCTTTGCTTCTGCTGTTTCTCGCGCATCGTTGCAATTTCAGCGTCAGCGCGTGCATTGATCCAGCCGTTTTCAGTGGCTTCAAAGAACTCTTCAAGGACGGTCTGCACCGCTTCGCGTTGTGTTTCAGTAGTTGCCAAGACAAGCCTGCAAACCTGCCTCAAGTCATTTGGCAGCGGCTTCTCAGTCGTGTAATAGGTGTCGAGCAAGCGGCGATAAGCTGCATCCTCTTCCCAACTCAGGTGCCTAGTAGCACTGAGGTAGTCGCCGATATGAAAAGGGTAGTAATTCACCCTGCCACCGCCTTACGCGCCAGCATTTCCACCCGGTCCTTGTCGCCCTGCTCCAGAAAGAAACAGCCTTCAGGATCGGCCTTGCGTGCCTTGATGGCGGCATACATCAGGTCTTTCCAGTGCTGGGCGTCTTCGCGTTGGTTTTGAGCCATTGCGATCTCCATGTTCACGCCGTACAGCACAGCTTCAGCCGCCCGGCGCTTGTCGATCAGTTGGGACAAATAGCTCATTTCGCCCTCTTGATGGAGTTGGTACGGGCAGACTCAGCAGGGGTAGCAATGGCCACGCTGAACTTGCTGGGCTTTGGGGTCAGGTCGTTGCAGTGATTGGCCTTGGATGCCCATTTGCCAGTGAATCTGGGATCAGTGGCAAAGATGCTTGGCCGTGGGTCATCGAGGTAGCGGAATGGGGATGTGATGGGCTGTGTCATTTGCCCACCCGAGAAAGCAAGTCCGCATTCAGACCTTGTGCGGCCATCAAAGATCGTTGATGCTTCGCTACAAGTTCAGAGAGGGTTTCACCATGCACATAGAGATAAATCAGGTTGAGATGGTCTTGCATTCAGGCCACCTCTTTGGGGGAGAGGGTGATATGGCAAACGTAGAGGTTTTCCATTACGCTGCCTCTTTCGCAGCGACACCTGACCTAACTACTGCCCAATTTGGGCCAGGACACAAAACTTCGCAGGGAATTCCTGTTGCCACCATGACATCAGGAGCTTTTTCGGCTGGCACTTTCCCAGATTTCAGCCAATGCTCAATATGCTGGCGAAGTACCCCATTACCGATTGCTGTAGCCAGTTTTGTTGGACTGTCGTCGAATAGCGCAAGGGCTTGTTCGATACCTGATTTTGTTTGCATATCTCACCTATTTCGCAAAGTTGTTTGCAGTATAGAGGCAAACTATGTTGCGCGCAAGTGGCGCAAAATGATTTGCTATGAAAACAGTAGGTGATCAGGCTCGGGAATACCGTGAATCAATGGGTTGGAATACAACCAGGATGGCCGCTGAGGTTTCAAGACGGTCACTGGAAAAGGTTGTAAAAAGGCAAGGTCGGCGGTGGACAAGTTGTACTCCCGCCCGACAAGCGACGTGGCGTCAAGTAATCGCTGACTCCCAAGCTCCAGACCGACGCGAATAGCACGGACCAAAACCCAAGCTGCAGCAGGCCTATTGGCTACAAGTATTTGATTCATTGAGCACCGCCCACCGAGGCGGTTTTTTGTTGCCCGCATTGTCCGATATTCGATGATATGGCGCAATGTGCTGTTTTCGGACAAGTTAAGCCATTTGCAAACTTTATTGCAAAACATCTTGCGTAACGCAAACTTGTTTGCTACAGTACTCCCAAGCCACCAAACAGGCTAGGAGCGATAAATGAGCAAGGTACAGATCAAGAGCAGATACGACTCACACGTCGTTGTCTATGAGTGCGAAGCGCCAGAAGGCACTAAAAACGCAATGAGATTTGCGCTTGAAAAAGCGGTGTTAGAGAAGGCCAACCTGAGCGGTGCCAACCTGAGCGATGCCAACCTGGGCGGTGCCTACCTGGGCGGTGCCAACCTGAGCGATGCCTA